TATATTACCAGAAACTACAACAGTAGAGGAGGAAGAACTAGACATAGAGATATACGAAGTAGGTTTTACTATAGGTGCATTGAACAATGAAGGTACAGTTACTTATACACATACAGATGAAACTACACAAGAGAATGTATTAGATGCACAGAGTAACTCTAACTTAGGCACTATGTGGGAAACAGTAGTCTATAATATCTACGATACTTTAGATACTTTTATAGAGAGTTTTACAATAACAATAAACGATTGGTCTTTGTTAGATGACATATCTTTTAAGTATGTTATGCCTACTACAACTACAACAACTACAACAACTACTACAACTTTGCCACCACCACCACCTGAACCACCACCTCCACCACCTGAACCTGAAAAGTTTGAGGTTGTAATGGAAGATGGTTCTGTTGGTGAATATCAAGAACACGAACTAGAAGATGGCACAGTAGAGCGTGACAATGAGCGTAAAGCTAACGAAGAAAAGTTTGGTTGTTATATGACTGATGCACAGATAGAGCGTGGAGATTGTGATATACCAGAGGAAGAACTAGAAGAAGAAGTTATAATTATTGTTGATGAAGAAGAATACGATACCAAAGAAGAACTTCCTGATGATGATGATATGGTACTGGAACTGGAGCTTGAAGATGAAGTGGAAGAACTTGAACCTTTGGAAGAAGAAAATACTTTTAAAGAGGAAGATAAGATTGACATTGAGGAACTTGAAGAAGAATTTATTATTGAAGAAGAAGTTATTGAGCTACTAGAAGAAATAGAAATAATTATTGAGGAAGAAATTATAGAAGATGAGTTGGATAAAGAGATACCAGGAGATGACATCATCAGAGAAGATACAGTTCAAGAGGAAGATGTCAAAGACCAGGATATACAAGAAGAAGTCATAGAACCTGTAGAACTCACAGAAGAAGAAGTAGCTGTAGAGGTTGCTGAAGTAGAAGAAGTCATAGAAGATATTGTCATAGAAGAAGTTACTACTGAAGAAGTCATAGAAGTTATAGAACAAGTTAATGACATTGGTGTACAAAACTTAGATCAAGCAACAGAGGAAGTACAAGAAGTTGTACAAGCTGTTGTTGAAGAAGCTATAGAAAATGTAGAGGAACTTACAGAGGAACAGGTTGCAGTAGTAGCAGAAGTATTACAAGTAGAAGAAGATGATGTTGAGATTATTGCTGAAGCTGTCAAAGAAGATGAAGTCGTAGCTGAAGCAGTAGAGGAATATGTACAAAGAGCTGTAGAAAATGCAGATGTAGAGAACTACACACTTGCTGATGTAGTTACAGAAGTACAGTACGAAGCATTTTTAGAAAATCCAATAGAAACATTTGTAGATTTAGATTTTGAAGGTATAACTATAAGCAATTTAGGAGATGATATGACACAAGACCAAAAAGAAAAAGCACAGGAGGTCGTAGTTCCTGTAATCTTGACTAGAATAGCTAGTATGGCAGCTTTTGTATTTAGGAGAAGTCTATGATTAGCAAACTTTGGAACTGGTTTGTAGAAGCAATAAAAGAAACACTTAACCTTAGTTGGACTTTGGTTGGTTTAGTTATTGCTACGCTTACACTAACTGGTTCTGCACAGCAAGTTACAGGATTAGCTACTATAATTACATTAGCTATTTGGTTATTGACCATTAGTTTTAGAAAAGGAGAATAGTATGGACTGCTGTGGTAGTGGATGCTGTGGTGGTAGATAATGTGTGTAACCTACATTAATGAAGCAGGTACACATATAACTATTTGTAATAGTAAATATGGAGGTATAGGTGAAGTTAACTGTAGTTAGAACACAATTTGGAACAGATGCAACTAATGGGTTGCTATTTATAAATGGTATTTTTGAGTGCTATACATTAGAGGATCAGTACCAAGCAGTAAAGGTAATGCACGAAACTTGCATACCAGAAGGTACATATGATATTAAGTTTAGAAAGACTGGTGGTTTTCACGCAAAGTACACAGAGAGATATAAGAACGCACACTATGGTATGTTGCATATACAAGATGTGCCTAACTTTACCTATATACTTATACACACAGGCAATACTGATGAACATACATCAGGTTGTTTAATTGTAGGAGAAACACAACAAGATTTAGAGATAAGTAAAGATGGCTTTATCGGCAGTAGTACTGTGGCATACAAAAAAATGTATGCAAAAGTAGCAGGTCAATTACTACAAGGTAAAGATGTCAGCATAGAATACACAACAATAAACAATTTATTAAATAAAGATGTAGATAACAAAGCTAAAGATCATACTGTTTTAGCTACCACAGTTTATGATAAATTACAGGAAATAAATGGTAATGTTTTGACAGGTAATGCTATGTTGAAAGGGAGATTGATAACATAATGTTTGAAAGATTGAAAAGAGCAAGAAACCAGGATGGTACATTCAAGAAGGATGTATGGTGGACACCTTGGTCTGATTCGTGGGAGTATAAAATGAGTGAAGAACTCAAAGATATGATTGAGCGTACTGCTTGGACCTTTATTGAAGCGTTCATAGGTGCGTTAACAGTTGCTCCATTAGTTGGTGTAGAAGCTGAAACACTTCAGTTAGCTGCATTAGCTGGTGGTGGTGCTGCACTTGCAGTCATTAAGACATACGCTAAAAAACAAATCACTAAGTAGATTCTGTCCTATATCCTGTGTATAATTAGCACAACAGAAAGGGCTAAATATGACACAGGAATTAGGTAATAATTATTACAAGTCTGGTTGGCAACCATCAATAGAGTTTGATGAAAAGACAGGCAAAGGTGAAGTAACTTATGTAGGTACTGACCCTGATTACAAGAATAAGTATGATGAAATACTAAAAGGTTGGGGATTTGATCCCAAATACTTTACCATTGAGGGTAATGTAAAGGCTAGTAGCTGGGAAGGACAGCTAAAAGGTGGCAGAACGACCACCTTTTTTGCATTTAAAGGGGTTGTAAAGCGTAAGAATCCTGCATTAGACCAGTACTTTGACAAACTTGTTAAGGAATACAGTAGAAAACCTAAGTTAAAAGACACAGATTATGGTGGAGATACTGCATTTGTATGGACAATGGCTGATTGGCAGTTAGGTAAAGCTGATTATGGCGTTGAAAATACCCTTAAACGCTACGAGGAAGCTCTAATTAAGGGTGTAAATCAAGTTAAGGCACTACGCAAGACAGGTACAGAGATAGATGAGATATATTTACTAGGTTTAGGCGATCTTACAGAAAATTGTGACCAATCTTTCTATAGTTCTATGCCTTTTAACATAGAGTTATCGCTATCACAACAGTATCAATTAGCAAGAAGATTAATTATGAAAACTATTGATATATTTTTACCTTACGCAGACAAGCTAACAGTATGTGGTATTGGTGGTAATCACGGAGAGATGACACGATCTGGTAAAGGACAAGTATTGTCAGATAGACTAGACAACTCTGATATGATGCACTTTGAAGTAGTCAAAGAGATACTTGCACAGAATAAAAGATATGACAAAGTAAAGGTCATACTACCTACTGACTATCATCACTTGTTAGATATAAAAGGTAAAGGTGTAGCTATTACACACGGACATATGACAGGTGGTGGAGCAGGTCCAGAAGGTAAAATTATGAAATGGTGGGCAGGTCAAGCTATGGGTTGGCTACCTAGTGGTGCAGCCGAGATACTTGTGACAGGACACTATCATCACCCAAGAGTATATAAACAAGGTAAGCGTACTTGGTTTCAATGTCCAAGCATAGATGCAAGTAAAGACTTTACTGCTAGAACAGGACTATGGAATGATCCTGGTGTGTTATGTTTTACAGTTAATAAAGATGGTTGGGATAACTACAGAATAGTTTAGTTATTAACAACAACATAACCTAAATCAGCTTGTTGTATTACTTGTACAGCTTTATCTCCACAGCCGAGCAACATATTTCCTGTACTTCCTTGTTTTGCTTGTACATTTCCTTTATAAAATGCTAATCTTCCTTTTATAAAACATATTGCATCTGAATTTATTGCGTAATTGTGAAACCATTTAGTATCTGTTCTTGCAAATACTAAAGCAATTCCGTTCTTGTGTTGTATAAATTTGTCTAACCATAAACCTGTGTCTTTACCATAAGGTGGATTACACCATACAAAGCCATTCCAATCTTGTTTTAATCCATCTATTTCTTCGTGATAATAATTTTTTGCTGGAATCCAAGGTACACCACCTTTAGGTGCAGCAACATCTAAATCAAATGTTGTATTTAAAGTGTCAAATAATTCTGGTGGTGTGTACCACTCGTTTGATTGAACTACACCACCAGGATTTTCGTACCAAGTTCCATTTTGTTTTTGATCCATTTATGAGCAACCATCTTCAGCTATGTCATAACAAGTATCACACATTGGTCTATCTCCTGTGCCTATGTATGGTTCGTTATCTGTAACTTCAATGTGTCCAAAACTCCAACATCTAAATATATAAATCATTCTTCTTCTTGATTTACTGTTGTAAGAACTTGTATGTTAGGAAGTATTGCAAGTAGTTGTTGTTGTCCATTAGGCAACAAGATACTTTTACCCATAAACAAAGGCACTTCCTTTTCGTTTCTTCTGTTTAATAATTCTGCAATCAACATACCTTCTGTTGCTTTGCTTAACATTACATCAATCATTCTTCCTCCTCGTGTATTT